TTTGTAAATCTTTTTCCAAACCATCTTTTTCAATATGTTTGATGAGTTTTTCTCTGGTGCTTTTGCACTCAAACTCTTTGGCGTTTATTTTGATTCCACCTTGTTTCCAGTGCCCTTCTTCTATTAAATAATCAACACAGCTACCCACATCATCTATACCGTGTGAATGATGTATGGGCATTAGTACTGATTTTTCTTGTCCTGTTAGTCTGTTCTTTTTTATTTGTACCAAGCAGTTTATACCCAATTGCCTCTTTTTGCCTTTGATGGTTTTGGTTATCTTGCTTTTAATTGAGCTCCACATTTCGATACAAGCATAGAACCGCAAAGCCTTCCCACCTGAACGGGTTTTCTTTTCAAAACCAAAACCCAAATTGTCTCTGGTTTGGTTTATTATTATGAGGATGGATTTTGATTTTCTTAGTGGTGCGAGTAATCGACGCAACCCGGCTGAGTTTTTCTTTGCCTTCCCATCACCATAACTACCAGCAGCTTGCTTGCCTGCTCTGTGGGCCTTTTTGTGCTCATCAAATTTAGATGTTTCGTCTTCACTTGATAGGCTGTCCATCGAATCCAATATGTAAATAAATGGCCTGCCATCGTTTATTGCATCTGATATATGGTAATAAAATTCTTCAATGGTGGAGGAGTATCTTTTTTCTCTTTCCTCTATTGCTGGCGATTCTAGTCTTTTAGCCACACCACTCCCAAAGTATTTTTTCATATCCATCAGAGCACCATCTTCACCATTGTCGTAGATGAAACGATAGCCATCAAAGTTTTTACTGATAGCCGCTTCAGCCAAACAAGTCAGAGACAAGAATGTTTTGCCACTAGCTGAATCACCAACAAAGAAATAATATTTCCCTTTTATAAAACCGCCAATTGTTTTTCCTGAGCAGGCCAAATTTAATAATGTGCTGCCAGTACTCAAATAATCTTTGTTGCTTATGCTTGATTTTTTTGTTTTTTTTGTTAATGCTTTTTTAATTTTGTCTGTTTTCATTTTTAATATCTTTAAAATAAAAAGGTAGCGTGGTGGACTTATGCGATATCGGGTTTAAGAAGTGATTGCCACCGTGCTACCTCAATCAAAGACTATCCCTTACTTTTTCTTCCGTTTGGCTACTTTCTTTTTAGCAGTCTTTTTCTTGGCTGTTTTTTTAGCCTTTTTCTTTGACTTGGGTTCGTTGTCATCATCATCGTCATCATCCCAGTCATCTTCATCATCATCATCGTCATCTAACTCATCATCATCATCATCATCATCATCGTCATCTAACTCATCGTCATCATCATCATCATCATCATCTAACTCATCGTCATCATCATCATCTAACTCATCGTCATCTAACTCATCGTCATCATCATCATCATCTAACTCATCGTCATCATCATCATCGGGCTCTTCTTCTTTTTTGGTTTTCTTCTTAGTTGCCTTTTTCTTCGTTGCCTTTTTCTTTGACTTAGTTTTTTCTTCTTCGTCACCGTCTTCAATTTGCAGCAAAATCGCCTTCAATTCATCATACGATAAGATTTTAATTACATTATCGAGAATATGCAATTCATCAATAATGTCATCATCATATTCTTCTTCGCGATTTTTGAAGTTGATGGTGGAGCTTTCGTAATAGGTGAACTTGCCATAATGTTCTTCAGTGAATCCGATTTTTAAAGTCATGCCTCCATCAACATCGGCAAAGGCACCAAATACATCATCTTCGTCAGCGTCTTTTATTTCAGCATCCAATTGTTTGCCGAAAAGGTGATAAGATATATCCCATATCTGTACACCTTTTTCACGGTCTTTAGTATCAATTACATTAAACAATTGACGCTCTTTTGGTCCTAATGCCTTTACTGTTTCTTCGTCGGCATCATCATCGTTTGCGAGCTTGGCCCGGTACTCACATATAGGACATTTCTTGCCAGCGGTTTTTGCCGGGCAAACATAAGTTTTATTATCTGGGCCAATACCTTTATGAACGTAAAATGTTCGTTCATAATGCATTTCACCTTCATCGGCATTTGGATTGCCAGCACCTATCGGGTATGCCAAAATGTCAAGACGCTTTGCTTTCTTAGCATCTTCTATTTTGAATAACTGTACCCCGTCTGGTATGTTGAGGGTTGTTTGGTCAAACACACCTTTATGATTTTCTGCTCTACGCCTTGCGGCATCTGCTGAGGATGCTCGTTTCTTATTTTTCTTTTTACGCTTTGCCATCTAAAAATTTCTCCTTGTTCATTTTGTTGTCTAATTGTTTTGCTTTGAGATAACCATATACCCCAAATTTGACGCATAGAAAAGCCAACACCGGCAATAATATACACGCCAATAAACTAATTGTAATAAGCCAGTATAGATTCATTTTATTCGGGTCTCCTGCGTCTTCGTTTGCCTCTTATATTTTTTTTCTCTATGTCATGTGCTATTTCCTTTCCGGCTTCGTCTGGTGCCTTGGGGGTTGAAAAATAGTTTTGCCCGTGTAAACTCACAAGCCTTTCAAGGGCACTCTTACGATGGTCTAACGCATTAACTGCCGCCTGTAGTATATCTACGTTATGTTTAGCAGTAATCATTTCATCTAGTGTGTCTTGATATCTTTCTTGCGTTATTATTGTATTGGATACTACTGTCTCTGTTACTTTTAATACACCGAAACTATCTGGGTTTATCCTTATTTCTGAATCCAAATCAGCTCTGACAACATCCAGTGCTGCCTTGCTTTGTTCTAAATCTCTTCTGGCATCAGCTAACTTGATAGCAAAATCATAAAATACTTTTGGTTGGGCCACCCATTCTGTATCAAGTTGATTTTGGTCAATGTTAAAAAAATCGAATTCTTGTTTGGTTTTCTTCATAGTAAATATTTTCCTTTTTAGTAAAAACTAACAAATCCTTTGGGTAACAAATTTTCAATGAGTATTTATTTCCTCACTACTATATTATCGGTTTTTCTCATGGTTTTTGTTAAACAAAATAAAATAAATCTCCATTGGGTTACATATTATCATTGTGTATTTATTTCATTTTAGTAAAAACTAATGAGGCATTTGGGTAACAAAACAACTTTGAGTATTTATTTTTTATCCTGCATCCTTCATATTTACAAAATCGGTATCTTCAATTCCATTCCACTTATTCCATAAATGCCGCAACAATCTTTTTTCCATATTGCGTTGTGCCCGCCTATGTGAATGTAATGGTTTGAATTTATCTTTTTCTTTTCCATCGGCTATCCACATCTCTAATAGTTTGGCTGCTTCTCTTATTTTTGTTTCGTTATACAGTTGCTTATAAAATCCATCTTTGCCGTTAGTTTTCATCAAACTATCACCTATTGTCCAGAGTACCGACCTACGCCGTTTACAATAGCCGTGAGATATCCACGCCTCGGCTGCTGAGCCTTTAGGTAAGCCACCTTGTCTTACATCATCGATAACAGCCAAGCCGAAACGCTTCCATAGCTTAGCGGGGGTGCTGTAGTTCGACAGGTCGCCAGATTCGCCTATTATAATTGCCAAGCCCATAGCACCTCTACCTCTCATAGAAATCCACCAATCATAGACAGGTAACAATTTAGCGAATGATACCATCGTTTTTTCTATGTCTGCACGCTGGTCTTTTAACATTGTTATTGAGGTTTCTACTGCGAGTACAGGCACTTTGCAAATATCTATAACATCTTGTATCGGGATTTTGCATATTTCTGCGACGGCTGTACTGTACTTTTCTAATTTCTTATCTTTTGCGATTGAACTATACATCTTTTCAGCAAATTCCCATACCGCTTTTCTTTTGGTTTCAGGCAATTCAGTACCATAACAAAGGTGTCTGGCAATGTATGCGATTATCTGGCTTTTCTGAGCATTAGTTATTTTTATAATTGATGCTCGTTCTCTTTGACTCTCTTTCAGTTTCGATACTGGGGTTTCGTTTTTCATTTTTTGCTCCTTGATTAAAAAAAACTAATATCATTTGTGGGCAACAACAACATTCTGAGTATTATTTCATTTTAGTAAAAACTCAATGGGTAGCATATTTTATGTGAGTATTTTATTTTATTTCATTTTTAGTAAAAACTAATTCATCGCATGGGTAACACGTGCGGAGTGAGTATTTATTTTTTATCCTGCTTTCTTTCCTTTTGTACCTATGATTTTTTGTATTTGTTTTTCACTTACTTTCTTACG